CTTTGCTCGTAAACAAATCCTCTCTAGTTGAAACAGTCGCAAATGCGCTACAACCTTACTCCGTTGAATCGGAGGTAGCGCAGACCAAGGCATGGGCTAATATAGACGTGTCAGAAATCCAGGGCTCGGCCTCTCTTGGCGAGCTACCTGAAACAGTTGATTGGCTAATCGAAACTATGCGTGCTTTGGCGGAACTTATCGTCGCTCTGCGACGAAAGGACGTTAAAAAGCTACGTAAGATTCTAAAAAAGCAAATCAGCTTTGACGGTGCCATGGACCTTTGGTTACAATACAGGTATGCCATTAGACCGCTCATCTCCGAAGTTGTATCCGCCCTGAAAGCGTTGAGCGCTAGCCTTGAGAAAGGCACGCGTTTTACGGCTCGGGGCAACAACTACATCTTCGATGAGCCTCTAACCACTACAGCCGAGTTGCACTTTACAAACAGTGCGCTTGCAGCTAATTTTTGTGGTTATACGGCAACAGTTACAAAAGCCACCGAACGGATGTTCCGTGCGGGAGTGTTAGTAGAGATTGATACTTCTATTAATGCTGGCTTGGCCATCTGGGGCTTAGATAGCCCTTTAGAAGCCATTTGGGAATTGATGAGCTTATCTTTTGTTATAGATTGGTTTTTCAATATAGGGAGTTGTCTCAACGCAGCTTTCCTGAACCCTGGGCTAGAGCCACGTATATCTTGGGTTACTGAAAAGGTTAACTACTTCCAATCCACTGCGGCAACTGGTGTTTGGCGCAATGCGCCCCCAGGCTGCTCGCAGAATTTGGAATCGTGGCACCTTATACAGTACGGATATACTCACGAGGGAGTCTCAATCATGCGTAGGGTTCCCCTAGCAAAGAGATTTTCCTTACCTCACCTAAACGTCAGGCTTAGTCCGGACAAAATCCTTGATATTTTTGCTATAGCACGAAAGATGCTATAAGGAGTCTACCATGTTGGATAACACAATTACCCTGCCCGTCGATGTGCTCAATAACGGTTCCACCGTTAATCAAGTGTATTCTCGGGACGAAGAGTATGTTAACCGGTCGGTATATACAGGTCCTGGACACTCTTTGGTGGCACGTCAAACCCTCGGGTTCTATCGTACACCAATAAAAAAGAGTGGCACCAGTCTTGGCACTGCAAAGTCAGCTATCAAGCTGACCGAAGATATTACAGTGCCGAACAGTCTTGGTGCAAATACCGTAGCGCCGGCAATCATCGACATCGCTGCTTCGTTTCCGGTGGGTATTACTACCACCAAAGCGCTAGAGCTGCGTCAACGTGCCATTGCTGTGCTGGACCATGCGGTTGCTGCGGCTGTTACTGAGAAGTTGTCGATTTAGCCTCAGATGTAAAGTCTGTCGCCATCACTTCAATCTATCAATAGCATGGGGTTACCATACCTCAAGCCGCAAAAGGAATGTTTATGAAACTTAAACGGACCAAAAAACCGTTGGATACCAACGTAAAACTACCTAAGGATGCAATATTCCGCATCTTCGGGAAAATGCTACTCGACCTAGATATACTGCCTCTAAGTCGTTCACTACATGGTGCCGTGAGGCAACGTGATGTGCGCGCCCTTTTAGAGGCGGCGTCCATCTTCAACCCACAGAGTATAGTTGAGATGCTTGGTAATAACAAAACATCGCGAGGTGCTTGCACTTTTGCGAAACTTTACCAAGTGGGTGCTCTAATAAAGAAATATCCCTTTAAATCGAAAGACATCACAAATGAGGCTCGTGCGAAGAAGGCTTTACAAACCTTCGAAAAGTACGAGCGGATATGTGAGTTGTACAATTCACAGAATTACCGTGCGTTGTGCCGATTGTCACAATCTCACCCTGATTACTACGGGTTAATTGATGATCTCAAAAGGGAGATATTACTCTTAATAGGAGATAGGCCGGACATTGAGTCCGTCTACGAGCAGGGACGACATGGCCCTGGGCAGTGCACTGCTAGCCAGTTTAAGGATGGTCAGGTTACTAAGTACTTCAAGTATTCTGAACTTCCGTACACCGTTAGTAGAGCTGCCCGTCCTCATGCAATCGCTTTGATCAGCTCCGATCCACGTTGGATGGGGGCACTTAATGATTGGTACCGCAGAAAAATGGGTATACCCATGTGGTCGCCGATTTGTATGGAAGACTTTTGGAGCAAGGTGCTCCGCGTCTATGATCATAGCACTTTAACCACAGTACCCAAAACTGCGATCACAGATCGCACTATTGAAATGGGGCCTTCGCTCAATATTTTTTTGCAACTCGGAGTTGACGCGATAATACGTGCGAAACTCAAACGAGGTTGGGGTTACGACCTTAACACGCAAGAGCGGAATCAAAAGTTGGCGTATGAGGGGTCAGTTCATGACAACTTAGCGACTATTGATTTACAGGGAGCTTCGGATTGTGTTTCATTGAAGCTTTGTGAGTTACTACTTCCTCCCCTCTGGTATGATTTATTGCTTGAGCTTAGAACAGCATCGTGCATTTACTCAGACGGCTCTAACGAGCCTCTGAGGTATAATTTGCACAAGATGTCTGCGATGGGCAACGGCTTTACATTCGTACTAGAAACGCTCCTCTTTGGCGCTGCCGCTCGTGTAGCTATGCGGCGTTCAAATTCTTGGGGTAAGTCCTCAGTCTATGGCGACGACATTATTGTGCCGTCAGAAGCTGCCAATACTTTAATTGACTACCTTAATCTTATGGGTTTCTCGGTAAACAAGGATAAAACCTTCGTGACCGGGCCCTTTAGGGAGTCATGCGGTAAGGACTATTACAACGGGTACGACGTTAGACCTCTTTTCATTACTAAACAAATAAAAAAAGTATCTAACCTTTTCCACCTCCTTAATAGTTTACTGTTACAGGAGAAAAAGTGGGAGTGGCACGATATGAGCTATTCACGTGTTACTGAAACTTTGCGCACTTGGATTCCTGAGCATTTCGCTCTGAATTACCTCGGCCCTCAGACAGAAGACACGGATACTCATTTGTTTAGTGATGTACCACTACGTTATGACTGTGACGGATACCGTTACTTTAACAGACTCGTAGAACGCGCACACATTCAACGAACACCTAAAGAGAGTTATTTCTTCAGGAAGTTGATGGTGGACCTTCGTCAGGTTCCGTTTAATACGGCGTGCCCACAAAAATGGGATTGGACAAGGAGGCTTGACACTGGTAACGCGTTTGATGTTACAAAACGCGGCGCAACGTTTTTTTGTTGCGTGAGGTCATATGTGCCGTAAGGCATTAACTCCTCTAACCTGCACATTGCCTTCCTAGGAGAGCTGACTGCGCTCCGAAGGTCGTAATATGCAGTCCCGTAAGGGGGCGAAC